AGTTTTATGTTTTTTCTAATAACATTCATCTTATCTATTAACTTTTTTCTTTCGTTTCCATCATTACTTCTTTGGAGCTTTTTAAGTAATTCTTTATATTCTTGTGGGAAACCTTCTAATGGGTCTGCAAATGATGGGTAGTTTTTTGCCTCATTGATTTCGTAATACTTACCAAGAACTTCACCAATCTCATCATACGATGCTTCCAATCTCTGTTGTAAAGTTGATACCTCTTTAAGTGTTTTTTCAAATACTTTAAAAGATTCTCCCATTCTCTTCATATGTCTATTAACAGTTATATTATCAAACCAATCTTCGGTTTCAGAAAGGGTTAATTTTTCTGCAACATTTACTACATTTTTAATTGATTCATAAACTTCACCCAACCCTGCGTTTCTATATACAGCCTCACCATACTTTTTATATTGTTTAACTGCTTCTAAAAATGCTTGTTTTTGTTCTTCAGATAAATTCACATTATTCATCTTTCTTTCTTCGGTTTCTTTTACAAACGCAGTAGCATACGGATTAGAGTATACTTTTCCAATTTGAACATTTGATTCTTTTAAAATGTTTTTTAGTTTTTTCATATTATTATCCTATTGAACAAACACCATCAATTTCACAGATGATATCTCTTATTAATTTATTAATTTTATTGTATGACTTAATTGGTTTAGATGATACAGATTCATTTACAGGTTTCATAAATGCCCCATGCGTTGATGGGTTAGAAACGAAGTCCCAACACACGAGATCAAAATCGTCTTCCACCGTCACAGTTCTACCATTATTAGATTCTTTAACCGAACCCATACCCCTTGATGATATACCAACAGTACAACCTGCTTCTATCAGTTCTTTAAGGATGTTACCTGAAGGTGTTTTTAGAATTTCAACCTTACCAATCACATCGTTGCCATTCCACCAAACATCTCTGATGATGTGTGATGTGTTTTTCAATTCAACTACAGATGATTCTGGGTGGTCTAATTCACCATACGCTCTGTTTTCTTTTATTTCTCTACCCTTATACTTTAGAACTTCTCTTTTAAGAACTTCTATTGGATAAATTCTACCATTTTGATTTTCTGCTTCTGCACGTTGAAGTACGCCCTCAACAATCAATCTACCATTATTTTGTTTCAATGATTCATTGATTTGAGCTGGAGACAATGAAAATGGTATAGTATCAATTAGTAATTTTTTCATTATCTATCCCAAACTTTTCGTTTTCTATATAAATCAAACATAATTTGTGCAACCTCATATCTAATAAGTAGGCGTATATCTTCCAAATCCTTATTAGAAAGTTCTTCTTTTATTATATTTTTCTTTTTAGAACTCATGCACTTAATTCTTTCAATTTTCTTGCTACTGATAACATTCTTTCTGATATTTTTCCGAAACGAGTTTGTGTAGATTTCCAGTATTGACCATTATGAACACCGGCTTCATTTTTTAGTTTAGCATTTTGATTAACAATTCTTTCTAATTTGAATAACATACTATTTATTTCTTTGATAGAATCATTTACCTTTTGATAATCTTTTCTACTATCATCTGTCTTAAATTCTCTGTATGATATTTCATTTATCTTTTTTTCCAGCTTACGTTCTAACGATTCCATAGTTTTAATATGATTTTTAGTTTTTTTAGCTTTTTTGTAATCAAATACTTCAATATGATCTGTATCTAAATCATCTTCATCTTCACTATTTGCAAATGCATTTGGTGTACGTTGTGGGCCTTCACCCCCATCCAAATTACCAGTTACATTAGATTCTTCTATCTCTTCAAACTTATTTTCTATTTCTTTTAAGAAACTTTTCATTTAAAAACCTTCTTTAATTCAGAATACAGCTCATCATAACGTAAAAGTGATAAGATTTGAGATTCCGTTATAATTTTAGATGATTTTATTTTTGAAATCAACTTAATTACCTCATTAACTTTTATTTTTGTTACCTTATCTGTAATTTTTACCAATTTTAAATTTTTTGCTAGTAAATCACATTCCTTTATAACAAAAGTTTTCAATTTTTCTGAATTATCTACCGAATTAATATATTCTTTAAGAATACCACGTTGCTTTTCAGATAAATTTGTATATTTGTTGTTAAAATTCTCAACTAGCATTTTCCATGCTAATAATCTAATTTCTTTTGGTTGATTTACATATTCTTCGTTGATAATATTTTCAATTTTATCAGACTTTTTAGCTTTACCCATTAAATGTTCCATCAAATTCGATTTACACTCAATATATTCCTTTGGGTTATCTGAATTTTTATACTCAAACAGCTTGTATATGGATGCGTTTTCTTTATAATTAGAAACTCTATATTTGAAGAAATCTTCTAATACATAGTTTCTCTTAATATCCTTAATTAAGTTGTATTTTTGTTTGTTTAATAAACTTTGTGTAAGTTTAGCTCTTTCATTTAAAATTATATTCAAAAACTCACCAGCTTTGTATTCAGAATTAAAAGATTCCTTAATCGCAAGTTGATATAGTTTTAACTCTTTAGCTAATTCACTTTTTTTACCAAAATGTTCTTTAATAATATCAGTTGCCTTTGAATCTTTATTATTCAAAGTATCAGCGGCAATCTGTCTTACTAGTAATTCAAATAGAATTCCCGTATTTTTATACTTACTGTGTTTAATATTTTTCATTACTTCCTTATATTTTTGGTAAAGTAACCCATATAGATGTCTATAAATATATTAATTATCAAAATCCAATATGTTATCTTCATTTAACATTGAAGATTCTTCATATGGTTCATCAATTTTCAAAGATTCTGTAATAATTTGTTTGGTTTTTTGTTTTTGTTTCATTTTCGTTAACATTGAACTCATTTTTTCATTATTCAAAACCTCATATGTTTTAGAACTCACTTTTGGTGAATCGAAACTTACATCAATTTGTTTATTTCCAATGGGATCTCTACCAAATGGTGATTTATCTTTACCATAGGTATTACCTTCTTTAGGTCTACCCGCACCCTCAAATCCACCTTCAGGTGAACCACCTTCATTTTCACTAAATGAGTTACCACCACCTCCGCCACTATCACCTTCTTGTTGTGATAATGCGGCTAAATCATGTGGTGTTCCAAATGATTCACCAGTTTTTGTTGGGTCATTACCTTCATCTTGAATCTGCTGTTGTCTGAATCCGAGTTTTAAGTCATTGATAACTTTGGCTTGTTCCAGTTTCCACTCATCTTCACTCATATTGAAAATGTTCTTATACATCCATTCTTGAGATACCATTTTTAGCTCTTTCATATCTCTAACAAGAGATACTTTTTCACTCCAAAGATTTGATTTTTCTTGCTCATAGATAACAGATGGGCCTGTTAGTTCTAATTCAAAGTTAACCAACTCTGCATCTTCATATCCCTGTGCATATAAATGAACAATGGCTATTTTAGTTAATTCAGAAAGAACTATTTTTTGAATTCTTTCAACAGAACGTGCAAATCGTATATCTTGTTGAGCTAGAGTAGCTTTACCTTCAACACCCTCTTCATATCCAATAAATGCTTTTGGAACTTTTAGAGCTGCCATAAGTCTATTTTTGAGATATTCTATATCATCTATACCACCAAACTCCATGCCGCTAAGAGAATCAATCTCAGTACCACTCTGACCACCTCTTACGGGTAGGTAGTAATCCTCTAACATATTTTGAAGATTAAATTTTAGATTATAATCTCCTGTACTTTCATCAACATAAGGAACTTTCTTCATCTGGTCAATGATACCTTTCATATAGGTATCAACTTCATTTGGTGGAATGTTACCAATATCAATTTTGAAAACTCTTTTTTCTGGAGCTCTCATAATACGATGTATCATCATCGCATCTTCCATAAGAGTTAACTGTTTCCAAGTTTTTCTAGCACCTTCTAATAATGAACGGCCGTATGGTAAAAAGTTTGTATCAGTTAATAATCTGAAATGAGCCACTTGGAACGAATCTAAAAACTTAGTATTGTTTCTCTGTGATATTGAATTTGTATTTTGCTGTTCTATTTCAAATCTTACCGAATATGGATTTTCTAAATCATAGCCTTCTTCTCTTCTTGTTTCATACACAGATAATGGCTGTGCATTAACTACTCCCAACTCATCATCAATATCTAAATACAAATAGTAATCACCATATTTGTTCATACCTCGTATCCAAGACCAAAGATTAAATTCTATGTTTAGAACATCATAAAATAGATTGTGTAATGTTTTTTTTAATTTTTCATCCGATGATTTTATTCTTAATACATCACCCATATCATTTTTAAGTGTACATTCATCTGAATATATATCTAAAATTGATGATATAATCGAATCTTTATCCATTGCCTCATAATCAGTGTATAACTCTAATTTATTGGAATGGTAATTGAATCTTTCATTATATGTTTGCCAATTTTTTCTTGAATTAGAACCGTGTAATCTACCATATCTATCATAATACGAAGATCCTCTACGATTACCATCACTTTGTAGGCGTGATGAATCGACTACTTTTAATTTATTCTTACCAACACGCCTTACAACAACTTGTGTGGAGAATAATCTTCGTAATCTACTAAATAATGATGTATCTGCCATATTTTTTTAATTTCTTACATTATCATACATATAAATATGATAAAAAATACATTTACCCTACTAACCAAGAAATATCTTCATCACCACGACCTGTATTCATCTTCCAATAACTCTCAGCATGTTTTGAATTTGTTTTGAATACTGCAGAATTTTTAGATGTAAGTGATAATGCTTTTCGGTTTAACTCTAATCCTTGCTGTCTCAGTTTTAATGCCGTATCTCTTACCCATAACCCAGTTGAAAAAGATAAAACCAAATCATCATTATATCCCGTTTGAGCTTCTGCTTTTGAACCATTCCATATGAAAGTAAATAGTTCATCTATTAACCTCTTAGAACGGATAATAGGAACTCTTTCTCGCATATAGGTATCTAATTTTGATATAACCAAAGGTCGTGTTCTAGTTGTCATTGAGAAGCCAGGAACCATCTGAGATTTATCTTTTAAGTCGTATGCTTTCTGTAAATGTATGTTTTCATCTAAATACCCAAACTCTTTGTAAGAATAGTATAAATTATTATAATTTCTATCAATTGCTTCTTGTATTACAGCCCAACCAATATTAGCGTTTTCAATAACTAATAATGCATCATTCCATTCGGTTGCAACACTTACCAACATATTACCGTAATGTTTAGTTTCTATCTTACCTCGGTATTCCGCTACTTGTTCTACAGTTTCTACATCAATTACATGAAAAGCTGAATAGTCAGCCCCATCACCTCTTGCTACGTCGGCAATCACTATGTAATCTTTATAATAATTGGGTTGATCCCATACCCAATAATTACCATCAAAACCACGTTTTTCAATAGGTTCTTTTACATGGGTTTCTTCATACCACTTTAGTAACTGACCATCAACGACAGTATAACCAGATGAAATAAAGTCGCAATCACATTCCTGCGCTGCCATTTTTTCACCCAATAACTGAGTTTGTTCCTTTCTCCATTTTTCAGTTCTTTCAGGGTGAACTGTCCAATGAAGTTTGATTGGATTCCAACCATCTTTCGCCTCACCTTTCAACCAAGTTTTATGAAAAAAGTTACCTACACCATTTGGTGTTGATAATACAATAGCTTTACCACCAGTAGATAATGTTGATTGTGCTGCAGCCCATATTTCATCAATATCTTTAATAAACGCAGCCTCATCAATAATCAACATTGATAATGCTTCCGAACGACCCGCATCACTACTAGCTGAAGTTGCTTTGATTGTAGAACCATTCTTTAATCGTAATGATAGTTTATTATCTTCTTCCGTCTCACCTCTTAACCAACTTGGTAAGTTTTCATGCATATACCTAACTTTAGTAACCAAGTTTTTAGCTACTTCTTGTTTAGTCGCAATTACCAATATATTTTTATCCTCATGGAATAACATCATCCATAGAGAATACCCAGCTGATAAAGTTGATATTCCTAACTGTCTTGATTTGAGTATTACATTAAATCGGTGTTTATCCAATTCATGCATTACATCCTCTTGGAAATCAAATAAATTAAATAGAATTTTACCTCGTTTTGGATGTTGTATATAGCAATATTTTCTGAAAAAATAAACAGGATCTTTAGCACATTTAACGTACTCTTCTCTGATTAACTCTCTTATAGATTTTCCCATAACATTTTTTTACTATTTAATTTCCACAAAACTCTAGCGGATATGTTTGGATTTAATTGGTTATCAATACCAATACCAATGCCGTATGAAATTCCTTTATTTGAACGATATAATCCTTCTAACCCCAAATAATTAGTACCCATACCACCACCTAAGTAAAATTCATTAGGATTTATGATTTTAACAATATCATTTGTTATAGTTTTATGATATATAGTTGGAATTACTAGTCTACGTTTAATTTTATTTTGAGTAATAGTATCGTTTACAACTACATTACCATTTGTATCTAAATCAATTGTATCTGAGTAATAATATATTGAAAAATAATCCGCAAGTATTGCAGCTGTATCTATATCTCTATGTACAGTATCCCATTTTGTATTCCACCTATCATTCCACTTAGGTACATATACAATACTATCTACCTTTACAGTATCCCATTTAACTGTTTTGGTTTCAATTACAATAGGTTTTGGTTCAGCCTCTATAAAGAATTTATAGAAAGCTAATATACACAAAATCATAATCAGTATATTTTTTATATTTTCAGATAGTTTATCCATTACCACTTTCTACATGACCAATATCTTGCTTTCCATCTTGGACCAGGATTATCACAATTCATTCTTGCTCTGAACGATTTTCTTGCTTCTGGATTATCTTTTTTGATATTCATTCCCTTTTGTCCAAAGTTTACTTTAACAACATTACCTGTATCGTTCTTAACATACACTTTAAACTTCTTAACATCACCTTGCATAATCTTACCAAGTTTAACTTCTCTACCTTGATATTCTGCTTCGTTTATATCAGATTTGTATTCTTTCATAAACTGATGGAAATCGTTTAACTCTTCTAATGTTTCAACATCATACTCAACTATTTCTTGCTTATTAAGTATTTTGAATGCTAAATTCACCATACCAACCAAACCATTGCTAACAAATTTATCTTTATTAGATTGTTGTTTTAATGCATCATAGACTTGTGTAACTGCTGATGCTGAATAAGTATCTACTTTCATTTTCTTACCAGTCTTTGGGTCTTTTAATGTGTTATATCCATTTTCAACAACATCTCTTAATTGAGTAATTATATCTGGTTCAGCACCTTCGTTAACTGATTCTTTTAATTCATAATTATTTAATGAGTATATTTGCATTACATTTCCCGTTTTAAGATTTTTGATTTCAGCAAACTTAGGATTAACATTTAGTATAGTATATTTTCTACCACTTCTAAATTTGTTAAGTAGAACCTGCCCCTTTTTCAAATCACTAAATGATAACTTAGCTTCAGTAACTACACCATCATCACCCTCACTTACTGATTCACCTTTTAGTTTTCTTAAAAATGCCTCACGTTCTTTATCACTCTTTAGTGAATCATATTTATCTAAGTTCGCATTTCTTTCAGCTGTTGATTTACCCCAATCAAGAGCATTCATTTTTATTTTGGATTCGTTTGTTGATTCTTTCTTTATACTTCTTTTTTGAAGAACCAATTTATTGATTTGTGAGAATAAATCTGCAATATCATTATTCAACTTTTTCTCATCTGCACTCATAGGTGATTCGATATCTACATTTGAATAAAGTTTCTTTTTCTTATCAATTAAAACATTTACTTTTTTAAGTAAATCATTTTTAGCTTTGTCCAAATCTTTGATTACTTGATCTGGTGTTGCTTCGTTCATTTTTTCTTCATCAGAACTATGTCCGAATGTTTTGTGAACTAACTTATCTAGTTTGGTATGGAATTCATCCTCTTCTTCTGGCGTTGCTTCGTTTGTTTTAAAAAACTTATCTACTTTTGGTTTTAATTGTTTCCAAATTTGTTTTGCTTTTTTATCTTTACCTAAAAATGAAACAGTATCATCACCTGGCATTACAATACCATACGGTTGTACGGTTGAACCCATATCGAAATCACTACTATAAACAATATGATATTCTTCACCATTATGTTTTACTAAAAGGCCATCTTCTTCACCTCTACGGTTTATCTTTTTAGTTACATCACCTTCGTTTACTGATTCTTTCTTAGGAACACAATTTGGTACTTCTTTACCATTTTTCTTTTTCATTCCAACCATTTCATAATCATCCCAACATGGGTCTTCTTCATTGAGTGATTCTAATGTGGTTTTTAATTTAGATGACATTTTTGCCAACTCTTTTTTATCCACACCCAAACTATCTATCACTTTACCAATTACTTGAAGTTTTTGGTTGTAAGTTAAATTAGTATCTTTAATCTTATCAATAGCTTGAGCCAACTTAGCTTTAATAGCAGATGGGATTTGTGCTGCTGGTAATTCAGCTTCTTCATTAACTTTAGATTCACCTAAACCCTGCTCTTTATTTTTCATATCAGCAAATGCTTGAGCTTCTTCCTTAGTTGCAAATCCTTTTACTCTAACTTCACCTTCCCAAACTGCCCACGGTTCTTTTGGATTCTTACATGGTCTTACTACATATTTATCATTAGGGTCTGATGAGTGGTCTTCTGAAATTTCAGTTATATAAATGTTTACCCATTCATTTAAATTCATAATCCATCCTTAGTTTATATATGTTGTTAGTTCAAAATTACCACCATCTAGTCCATATAATGAAATATGCAATGCTTTTCTTTGTGGTTTACCATCCTTTGTTAATCCAATTGAGAAAGAATGTGTTTTACCAACAGATGGTCTTAATCTACTATATTTACCACCGAATCCGATTTCACGGGCCCAATCTCTATCATCAACCTCATATCCTCTTTTCTCAGCTTGTTTTCTCGCAAAATCAGCTGCCATAGCAGCAGTTCTGAAATATGTAGTATTTGATTCATTTAGTAAGGTTATATCCATCGTTGGTGGAAAAACCTCTAATGAACCCGAGCTTTTGTTATATTTAGCTGTTTTTTTACCCACATTTTTCACAAATTTGGCTTGCCTGTCTGATGTTTTTACCCAAAGTTGACCATTTTCACCAAATCTTAAAAATTTATCTCCTATTTGTAAGTCTTTAAACTGAGCTTCGTTTACTGATTCTTTTTGTATGTATTTATCAACCACAAATCCTGCGTTTTTCATATCTTCAATGGCATCTTTTAGACTTTTATAATAATCCGTATGTGATAAGAAATCTGCTGCAAATTCTTTTGAGTATGAGTTATATTTAATCTTAGGTACTTCACCTTTAGATTTTTTAAAAATAACAACATCGCCATTTTTAATTGTTTCGTTTACTTCATTCAATAGTTCTTTTAATTTTATCATTTATGCTCCGTTTTTGATAGTTAGTTCATCAAATTCTCATTTGAGTTTTGATATAAAGTCTGTTTTAAACTTTTCGAAACCATCATCAATCCTAGCCATCATCTCTTTCTCCGATACACCATCCCATTCTTCAATAGAACCATCCTCATTAACAAATGATGCTTTTATTGTATGTTTCAAAACCTCTTTTTCTAACTCAGCTTCTTTTAACCAAGATTCAGCGTTATTTAAAAGTTTATTTCTCTCATATTCATCATATTCACCTTTAAGTTTTAATTCATGTTCCATATCTACAACACAATCTAAACACATTCCGTGATATGCTTTCATTTTTAAATCTGCAGAACCTGGATCTGTACAACTACAGACTTCCTTTCTACATTTTGGAAATGATTTCAACTCTACTCTAAGTTCGGCTAGTTTCCCAACCTTTACTTTGTAACCATTTCGCTGTTCCCACTTCTGACCTTTATCATCAACCCAAGTTTCACCAACTTCCCTTCTTACAACTTCTTTTTTATCAAACGATACAGTTTTTTTAGTTTGGGTTTTGTGTTTACCCTCTAACATTTCCGATACCGCTTTGATATTCTTTAATTTACTCATAACTTATTTTTTGGTTTTAAAATTATTGCATTTTACCCATCATAATTAGACCTCTGATGTAGTTCATTTTTTTAACTAAATCATCTAATTCTTTTAAACCCTTTTTACCCAATACATCCTTTGCCTTTGTATCGTTGAATTTTCTAACTGCATCGTATAAATCACCGAAAACAATTCGTGGGTTTTTACTCATATCAATATTTGCCTCATTCAAAGGTTTTTTGAACGATTCAATTTGTTCTATCATTAATTTTCTGTTTTGTTCTATATTTGCCATCAGGTTTTCCTTTTATATAAATACTTTAAAAATACATTAAACCTAAGATTTGATTCAATGGAGCGAATGCACCTGTTAATTTATATGTGTTTCCTTTGTAAACAAATACAATACCCTCATTTGGTACAATCTTTTCTTTACCACCCAATCTTGCTAATCTCTCTAATTCCAATCTTAGTTTTTCAATCTTTTTAGGGTCACCTGATTTT